GTTTCCCATATTGCCGTCAAGTAAGTATTGGCCAAAATGGATTGCAAAAGCAATGGCAGATTATAAAGCTAATATGAATAAGACTAAAAAAGTCCAACACATAGCACAATGTCCTGGTATATTTGCAATGTTTAAAACAGGTTATGTAGTTACTTCTTGGTTTGATGTAGTTATAGAAACTAAAAAAGGTCAAGATGGTTTCAGTTGGAGAGTGGCAGACGCCGACCTTATGAACAATGCAGAAATGAATGTTATTGATACGCATGGTGACCAAATTACTAAACACATACCTAAAAGAAGTGGTCAGATAGAAAACATAGTTAAGATTAATACACCTTATCATATCATAGCACCAAAGGGTGTTAAGTTTATGTTTATGCCTTTACCTTATCCTGACTCTTTTGATTATGAAAGTGTATCTGGTATTTTAGACCCAGCAGAATCTAGTGAATTAAATATACAATTAAATTGGTATAAAGAAGAGGGCGAAGTTTTAATAAAGGCAGGTACTCCTTTAATGTACATACTACCTATATCAGAAAAAGAATATAATGTAGTAAGTAGAGACGCAACAGACAAAGAAAAAAATTGGATGAAAAAAAGAAGATACTTTAATAGTTTTTCTTTTACACCAATACGAAGTAAAGTTAAAACTTTATATGAAAGGTATTTCCAATGATAGAATCAATATTTGCAACGCCTTTGTATAGGTCAGATGACTTATATAATTTTACAGACCAACAAAAATCAGTATTAGAAAACATAGATGTACATAGTAATAACGGTGGCAATTTAACTACAAAAAATAAAGAAATGTTAGATTTGCCAGACTTTGATGATTGTAAGATTTGGTGTCAAAAACATATAGATAAATTTTGTAAAGAATTAAATGTAGCCAAAGGTGCTGAAGTTTATATAACTCAATCTTGGTTTAATATTAATAGAAAACATACAAGACACCATTCACATTACCACCCTAATAGTTTAATAAGTGGTATCTTATACACACATGGCAACTCAAATGAAGGCAAAGCAAAAGGTACAGTTTTTTTTAATCAATCAGGTCAAGGTGTGTTTGGTAATCTACAGGCCTTTTCAAATGGCAACGAATGGACTGCTCAAAAGATTGTAACTAATTTTGAACCTGGTAGACTAGTATTATTTCCGTCAACACTACTACATGAGGTTGCTGAAACAGAAATAGATACACCTAGAGTTACATTGTCATTTAATACTTTCTTTAGAGGTGAGATAGGTGATGTACCAAATTTAACATTATTAAAAATTAAATGAAAAACTACTTACTAGTATCTCCTAACAGAGCAGGTGGAACCATGTTTTTTCATAAGTACGAAAAGGATAATGGTTTAGAACATAAAGAAATTAATGAGCCATTTCATGGTAGTGAACGAAGTGGTAATCCTAAATGGAAAAAATATCAAGATGAAACTAAACTAATTGTAAATGATTTATTAAACAATCAACCTTTTAGAGTTAAGTTGGCACCAGATAGTTATTTTGAATTTATGTCTAAAGAAGACTTTTTTATTTTAACTGAACCAGAAATAACAACTGTTCATGCAGTATTAAGACCTAATTTAAAAGAATGGTTTTTAAGTTATGTTGTTGCACATGAATTTGATTATTGGAGAAGAAGACGAAATGGTCCAACACCACCAAAACTAGAACCTAAAAATGTGGTTCGATTAAGTATCATAAGAGATTTTATATATATGGTCAAAGAATACGCCGTATTTCTTGATATGTATGAGGCAAGAATACAAGACTATTTAATATACAAAGAACAAAACGATAAAAAAAATTACTTGGTTAAACAACATCAGCCGGGAGAAAAAGAAAAACTAATAATAAATTCTGGTCATTTGTTAGAAACATTTGAAAAAGTTGCTAATGGGTACGGATTAGATATCAATAACACGGATTTAAGGAGATGGTATGATTGATTTGATGATTAAGGGACAGATATATTTGTTTCTAATTGTTTTTGTGATGATGATTGCAGGAATGATAAAAGATAATAATTTGTTTAGTGATGTATTTGCATTCCTAAAAAGAAATATAAAAAGTAATAGAGCAGTAGTAGCTTTGTTTAGTGCCATAACAGGAGTTTTACCTATTAAAGGCCGTGTAACTGTATCTGCTGGACTGTTAGATACTATAGCACCAACTAAACCAGAGAGTAGAGCAAAGTTTGGTCCTATAGATTTCATGTCAACACACCATTATTACTTTTGGTCTCCTTTAGAAAAAACAGTTATTCTTCCAATGGCAGCTTTCAGTTTAAGTTATGTGGCATTTATGCAGATAATATGGCCATTGATAATAATGACTTTTGGATATATTTTATGGTATCTTATTTTCATGGTAAAAGATAGTGATATACAATTAAAAGATACAAAAGAAAAGATTAAAGTTAGTAGAATTACAAGATATGTTTTACCTTATGTTTTTGGTGTTGGTTGTGTCATTGCAGGTTATGATTGGTTATTTGTATTTGGCGCTTTAACATTTTATTATATGATAGTTACTCAAACATTTAATCTAAAAAAATTAATTAAATATGTTGACTGGAAAATCGTGGCGTGGGTCGCAGGTATTATTTTTGTGTCAAACTTAATTAGGTCAGAAACGGAAACCATTAATACCTTTCTAGGACAAACAGGACTAGATATTAATACGGTATTTGGGTTTGTTACAATTACACTATTGAGTTTTCTGGGGGCCTTTGCATTAGGTTCTTCTAGTAGATTCGGAGCAATAACGGTAATATTAACTTCTATATATGGTATAGAATATTTACCATGGTTCTTTGCTGTTGATTTTGCAGGTTATATTTTATCACCTATGCACAAATGCGTGGCAATTGGTAAGATGTATTTTGGAACCAAGTTATCCGATTATGCTAAGTTGTTGGCAGGTTGGGCTTTAATATTAGTAACAACTTCAGGAGTTATGTTATATGTCTGATAGTAAAGAAGATTATAAAGGTATAAAAGAGGCAACATGGGAACACCATAAGAATGCCGAAAGACAAGAGTTTGTAAAAGTATTAATGAGTGGTGAAATACCAAAAGATTTGTACGCTACATATTTGTACAATCAACAAAAAATGTACACTACTTTAGAATATCATGCTAGAGTGAATGGTCTATTTGAACATTTACCTGGTGTAGAGAGAAATGAAGCAATCTATAAAGATTTTGTAGAGTTATGGGATAAAGAAGAAAAACCTATACTTACAGAATCAACATTAGCTTACTGTTCACATATCGAAAATATTAAAGATGACCCGGAGAAGTTGATGGCACATATCTATGTTCGCCACATGGGAGACTTATCCGGTGGACAAATGATTAGTAAAAAAGTACCTGGCGCTGGTATGATGTATAGATTTAGAAACCCTAATGAGTGTAAACGCACCATTAGGGAACAAATTAAAAGATACTATGACAGTTATCAATCAAACATAGTTATGGAAGCACGATTGTGTTTTGACTATGCAACTAAACTATTTGGAGAATTACATGAGCTCAGTATGGCCAAGACTGATTAAATTATCAGAAGAAATAATCGAAGTAATAGATAAAAATATGACCGAGTACCAAGAACCTGGTATGGATAGATTTAATAATGATACATGGACAAATAGAACATGGAAGAGTAATAGTATCAGACGAGCTCATGTGGATATAGTTGATGTAAGGGAACAAAAGAAAATGTGGATGGCTCACATATGTTTATTTCCTGAATTGACAAATGGTGGACCAATTTATGGTTTCGATATAATAGCGGGAGAGAATAAAGTAACAGGCGCTTTTCACGATTTCAGTCCATTGTTAAACAAAGAACACCCTTTAACTAATTGGTTTGTAGAGGAAAACAAGTGGTTTAAACCAAGCAAAGAAAGAGAATTACCTGATTGGGCAAAGAGAATTTTTAGTCCAGGAATGATAGCTGCTGGTAATGTAAAGGCAGGTGAAGAGTTAGAACAAATATGTACTTTAGCAGTCAGTAACCTAAATAATTACATAGATAAGATAGGCAACCATACAGGAGAGGCCAAAAGAGAAGATGTAATAGAAGCACAAAACTTCTATTGCGACAATCAACAGAAAAATCCACATACTCCGAGAGTGATGTTATCACTAGGTTTAGAAGAAAAAGATGTAAAATTGTTCTGTTCCGATAACCTCTTTCCATTAATCTTATAAATATAGGGTAGAAGGAAACAATTATGGCCACACCAGCAAGTAGAGACAACTTAAAAGAGTATGCTTTAAGAGCATTGGGTAAACCTGTCATTGAGATAAATGTAGATGACGACCAAGTAGATGATAGAATAGACGAAGGATTACAATACTTTGCTCAATTCCACTATGACGCTATTAGAAGAACATACTTAAAATACAAGTACACACAGGCAGACAAAGACCGTATGACGGTGGATGGTTCGGCTGAAAGTGTTACCAAAAATTCAGTAACAACAAGCTGGACAGAAGGACAAAATTTTCTTGTAGTTCCAGAGAGTATTGTATCAGTTATTAATATCTTTCCATTTTCTAACAAAGGAAACTTAAACCTTTTTGATGTTAGATATCAATTAAGATTAAATGACTTGTATGATTTCTCATCAACATCTATTATCAACTATGATGTAGTATTAAGACATTTAGATTTCCTTGACCACATTTTAGTTGGTGAAAAACCTTACAGATTTAATCAACATGACAATAGACTTTATATTGACATGGATTGGAAAAATGATTTAGCAGTTGACGAATACCTAGTAATAGAATGTTATAGAAAATTAGACCCTACAGTTTATACAGATGTATATAATGACATACACTTAAAAAGATATGTTACAGCATTAATTAAAAAACAATGGGGAGCAAACCTATCTAAATTTAACGGAGTAGCAATGATTGGTGGAGTATCTCTAAATGGACAACAGATATTTTCTGAAGCTCTAACAGATTTAGAAAAATTAGAAAACGATATCAGAAGTACATTTGAGCTCAACCCAGCAATGATGATAGGATAAAAAACCATGCCGGTTAATCATTACTTTCAAGCAGGCAATGGAATAGGCGAAACCTCCGAAAAAAGATTACATGAAGATTTAATCATTGAAGGTTTAAAAATATACGGACATGATGTATATTACCTGCCTAGAACACTTGTCAATAGAGACCTAGTATTAGGGGAAGATACCTCTAGTAGGTTTGATGACTCTTATATGTTAGAGGGTTATTTTGAAAGTACAGAAGGATTTTCAGGTCAACAAGAATTAATTAATAAGTTTGGTTTAGAGATAAGAGACGATATTACTTTTACTATTGCTAAACGAAGATGGCAAGACCAAGTTGATTCTCGCCACACAATGATAGTTGAAGGCCGTCCAAACGAGGGCGATATTATCTTTGTACCTTTTATGAATAGTTTTTTTGAAATACTATTTGTTGAAGACCAAGAGCCATTCTATCAATTAGGTAACTTACCAGTTTACAAATTAAAACTAACTAGATTTGAATATTCTAGTGAAGAGATTAATACAGGTCAAGAAGAGATTGATAAGGCTGAGGATAAGTATTCATTAGATACTTTAAACTACCAATTCCAATTAGAATTTGGTACTGAAGCTGAAACAGGAAGAGGTAACTTGCAACTAGAAGATTATCACAATGACGCAACTAATAAACCATCATTCCTTATTAATGAAAGCTTTACAGCGGCTGTATTACAAACACAATCTACATATGCAGAAAATTTAGATTTAGATACGGCAGCCGGTTTTGATACATCTTCTGTAAGTGATGACATATTAGACTTTACAGAAACAAATCCTTTTGGGGAGGTTAATACATAATGTTTGGAAATCATTTCTATAATGAGGGTATGAGAAGATTGACCATTGCATTTGGTCAGATTTTTAATAATATCATAGTACAAAATACTTCCTCTACAGGTGCTGTTACTAAAAGAATTAGAGTGCCATTAGCATATGCACCTAAAGAAAAGTTTTTAGTTAGATTAGACCAACAACCAGATTTAGATGATAGAGAATTTGCAATTGTATTACCTAGAATGGGATTTGAAATTGCAGGTCTACAATATGACCCTACTAGAAAATTAACTAGAGTAAACAAATTTAAAAAAGTACATACAAGAACAGGTGCTACAGGTAAACAAATGGACTTTAACTATACACCAGTACCTTACAATATTAGTTACAATCTTTTTATCTTTACTGCTACTGCTGAAAATGGTTTACAGATTACTGAACAAATATTACCATTCTTTCAACCAGATTATACGGTAACAGTTAACATGATACCTGATTTAAATATCAAGCGTGATGTACCTATCATTTTAAATAGTATAAATTACGAAGACAGTTATAGTGGAGATTTCAATACTAGAAGAGCAGTTATCTATAGTTTAAACTTTACTGCTAAAACATATCTGTACGGACCTAGTAATACGCAAGGTATTATTAAAGAAACGCAAGCTGATTTATATTCTGATACAGATACAGTAAACAAAGCAAGAGAAGAAAGAATTACAGTCGTACCAAATCCTACAAGTGCTGACGCTGATGATGATTTTGGTTTTACAACAACGATTAGTTTCTTTACTGATACAAAGAAATATAATCCAACTACAGATTCGGATAGTTAAACATGAGTGAATTAGATAATAAAGTGAATGAAATTTTAGGTGTAAAAGTTGAAACAAAAGATATGGATATTACATCTTTACCAATGACAGACGATAAACCTTTGGTAGAAAGAAAAGACGACCCTAAAAAAGACGATATAGATAATGATTATGAATATAGTAGAGATAACTATAATGCTTTGATTGAAAAAGGTCAAGCAGCTATAGATGGCATACTAGAAATAGCAAGGGAAGGGCAACACCCGAGAGCATATGAAGTAGTTGGTCAATTAATTGGTAGCGTTGGTAATACTGTAGATAAACTACAAGACTTACAAAAAAAATTAAAACAACTTAAAGAAGTGCCGAATAAAACTAACGCAAATATTAAAAACGCATTGTTTGTAGGTTCTACAGCAGAATTACAAAAGATGTTGAAAGGTGATAAGAATGAAAATATTAAAAGCGCAACAACCACACCCGAAAAAGATAGTAGTAGCGATTGAAGATTTAACTTTCATTAAGACAATGACGGCCTTACGAGAAATTATGCAAGGCGATAAGTTACTACACCCAATACAAATTAATAAACATACAATTAGCGACCAGAAAAGATTGGGTGCTGGCGGAGCTGAGTATGTTGAAAAGAAATTTAGTGTATGGAAAGGTAGTCAAAGAGTACAGGCTGCCAAGAGTTTAGGTTATACACATATAGAGGCAATAATATTAAATGACACTAACTAAACAAGAAAGAACCATTATTACAATGGGCGAAAATAAACAAAAGATGACTCGTAAGGTTGATACTTACGAATACGAATCTTTGGCAGAATGTATAAGGAGCGACCAAGTACCAGCAAGTGAAGTAGCAGAAATTTTTACTGATAAAGAATATTATAAATGGTATAAAAAGAAGTATCTATGACAGACGCATATCTAGGTAATCCAAATTTAAAAAAGGTTAACACACCTGTTGAATATTCTAAAGAACAAATTATAGAATATGAGAAGTGTGCTAATGACCCTATCTATTTTATGGAAGAGTATGTAAGAATTGTATCGCTTGATGAAGGTCTTGTACCTTTTAAAATGTATCCTTTTCAAAGACACATAGTTAAAACTATACACGATAATAGATTTACCATATGTAAACTACCTAGACAATCAGGTAAATCAACAACAACTATTTCTTATCTATTGCATTATGCTTTATTTAATCCTAATTCTAATGTTGCTATACTTGCCAACAAATCATCAACTGCTAGAGATATACTAGGAAGATTGCAACTTGCATATGAAAACTTACCAAAATGGTTACAACAAGGTGTTATAAACTGGAACAAAGGTAATATAGAATTAGAAAACAAATCAACTATTGTGGCGGCTGCAACATCTTCAAGTGCAATTCGAGGTGGTTCTTTTAATATTATTTTCCTTGACGAGTTTGCTTTCGTACCGGCTAATATTGCCGAACAGTTTTTCTCTTCTGTTTATCCTACAATTTCCTCTGGTAAAAGTACAAAGATGATTATTGTATCTACACCTCACGGAATGAATATGTATTATAAACTATGGTCAGACGCAGAAAATGGTAACAATGATTATGTACCTATAGAAGTGCATTGGTCAGAAGTACCAGGCCGTGATGAGAAATGGAAAGAAACTACTATTAGAAACACCAGTCCGGAACAGTTTGCTTCGGAGTTTGAGTGTGAGTTTCTTGGTTCTATTGATACATTAATTAATCCATCTAAAATTAAAGCAACAGCACATAAGACACCAATAGAAAGTAGAGGTGGTTTATCTGTATTTGAAAAACCAATTAAAGAACACCAATATGTTTGTACAATTGATGTTGCTCGTGGTGTTGTAAAAGATTATTCTGCCTTTGTTGTATTTGATGTAACAAGAGTACCTTATAAGGTTGTTGCAACTTATAAAAACAATGAAATAAAACCTTTCGTATTTCCTAGTATAATTGAGAAGACTTGTAAGGCATACAATACGGCACATGTATTAACCGAGGTCAATGATTTAGGTCAACAAATTGCCGAGACTTTACATTTAGAAATGGAATACGATAACATGTTAATGACTACACAAAGAGGAAGAGCAGGTCAAATTTTAGGTATTGGCTTTAGTGCTAGAGGTTCTTCTACAGGTGTAAGAATGACAAAACAAGTTAAGAAGATTGGTTGTTCTAACTTTAAAGATATTATAGAATCAGACAAGATATTCATTAATGACTTTCAGATTATTGAAGAAATGTCCACTTTTTCCAGAAGAGGTAATAGTTGGATGGCTGAAGAAGGATGTAATGATGACCTTATGACTTGTCTAATACTATTTGGTTGGTTATCTAATCAACAATACTTTAAAGAAATGACTGATTTAAACATAAGAGCTCAATTACACGAAGAACAAAAGAACTTAATTGAGCAAGACATGGCACCATTTGGCTTCGTGGACAATGGTGTGGACGAAGTTGAACCGGATATTGACGAGTATGGTACAGTTTGGCACCCGGTAACAAGAAAAGGTCTATAAAACTCGCATATCATAAATAGATATACGAATACAATTTGAATATGGGCTTATGAATAATAAGAAATTTGAGTTAAAATGTATTCAATAACAATGTTAAAATTAGCTAATTAAGGAGAAACACAAAATGGCATTTCAAGTATCACCAGGTGTTCTCGTACAGGAAAGAGATTTAACAAGAATCATTCCAGCTGTTTCAACATCAATTGGCGCCTTTGCTGGAGATTTCAGACAAGGACCTTTAGATGAAGTAACATCTGTATCAAGCGAACAAGAGCTTGTTACGATTTTTGGTAAACCAGACAGCAATAACTTTGAAGACTTTTTTAGTGCTGCTGCTTTTTTACAATACTCAAACTCATTGAGAGTTGTACGAGCTCAAAATACTAGTATATCAAATGCAACTGCTTCAGGTAGTACATTTGTTATAAAAAATGTTACTCATTATCAAGATAACTACTCAACTGGACAAGCTTCAGTAGGTGAGTGGGCGGCTAGAACTGCTGGCGCTTGGGGAAATTCAATCCAAGTTTCAGTTTGTCCTTCAGCTACTGCTTACGAGCAAACTTCTGTAACTACTGTCAATGACGCTTCAACAGCTGTCGGAGATACAACGGTTACGGTAACTAGTGGTACACCAATTAATGTTGGTGACATTATAAACTTTGCTGAGACAGGTGGTTACGAATATAGAGTAACAGCAAAATCAACTAACGATATAACTTTTGTAAGAAAAGAAACAGGCACAGGCGGATTACATTCTGCTTTAACTAATGGTGCAAATGTAAGAAGAAGATGGAGATATTATGACCTAGTGTCAGCTGCTCCAGGAACTTCTCCATATGTATCAGCAAGAAGTGGTGCCAATGACGAATTACATATAGTTGTAATTGATGAAGATGGAGATATCACAGGAACTCCAGGAGAAATCCTAGAAACTTATGATTCTGTATCTAAAGCTTCAGACGCAAAAAATCCACAAGGAGACACGAACTATTATCCAACAGTAGTATTGAATAGAAGTCAATACATTTTCTGGATGGACCATAATGCTTCAGGTTCCAACTGGGGTAATGCGGCTGCTAACTCAACTTACACGGATGTAACTACAAATACATACACATCACTATCAAATGGTAGTAATGGTTCAAATGTTTCTGTAGGTCAAAAGAAAACTGCTTACGAAAAATTTGAAGACGCAGATACAGTAGATGTAGGATTAATAATCGCTGGACCTGGAGACGCAACACATGTTGACAATCTTATCACAATTGCTGAGAAGAGAAAAGACGCTGTGGTTTTTGCTTCACCAGAGAGAAGTGATGTAGTTAATGTTGCAGACGCAGTAACGCAAACTTCAAATGTTATCGGCTTTTTCAATGGTATATCATCTTCAAGTTACATTACATTTGACTCTGGATACAAATACATGTATGACAGATACAATGATGTAAATAGATTTATCCCATTAAACGGCGACATGGCAGGTTTATCAGCAAGAACTGATTTGATTGCAGACTCATGGTTTTCACCAGCAGGTCTAAATAGAGGTCAAATTAGAGGCGCTATTAAACTAGCATATAATCCAACTAAAACGCAACGAGACGAACTTTACAGAGCTAGAGTAAATCCTGTTGTAACTTTCCCTGGACAAGGAACATTATTGTTCGGAGATAAAACTGGTTTATCTGCTCCATCAGCATTTGATAGAATCAATGTAAGAAGACTTTTCATAACTTTAGAGAAGGCGATTGCTACTGCTTCTAAATTCCAATTGTTTGAATTCAATGATGAATTCAGCAGAGCGAACTTTAGAAACATAGTAGAACCTTTTTTAAGAGAAGTGCAAGGTCGAAGAGGTATCACGGACTTTTTAGTAGTGTGTGATGAAACTAACAATACTGGCGAAGTAATAGACAGAAATGAATTCGTTGCAGAAATCTTTGTGAAGCCTGCAAGAAGCATTAACTTTATTACTCTTTCATTTGTTGCGACAAGAACAGGCGTAGCATTTGAAGAAGTGGCTGGGTAAGGATAGAAAAGGAGAATAACAATGGCAAACATTAATGACTTCAAAGCTAAACTTGCTGGCGGTGGCGCTAGAGCGAATCAGTATAAGGTAACTATGCCTTTTCCTGGTTACGCACAGTTAGGCGGAGAAATAGAAGAACTAGCATTTTTATGTCGTTCTACAAGTTTACCTGGTATGACCGTAGGGAATATACCTGTAAGTTTTAGAGGAAGACAAGTTAAAATTGCTGGTGATAGAACCGTAGAACCTTGGACTATAATTGTCTATAACGATACATCATTCAAATTAAGAAACGCATTTGAAAGATGGCAAAACGGAATCAACAACATGACAGATAACGAAGGATTAACAAATCCTGCCGACTATCAAGTTGACGCTTTCGTTGACCAGTTAGACAGAAATGGTGCAACAATCAAAAGTTATACTTTAAGAGGGGCGTTCCCAACAACGATTGCTCCAATTGCGTTAACTTATGACCAAGCGGATGCTATCGAAGAGTTTGAAGTAACATTTGAATACCAATACTTTGAATCAAATACTACTACTTAATAGGTAGTATAAGTATATACAAGTAAGTATAAAGGAAAATTAAATTATGGCAGATTTATTCGGATTTTCGATAACTAGGCAAAAACCTAAACAGGACCCGAAGCAAAGCTTTAATACACCTCAAGCGGATGATGGTACACAAACCATCGCCGCTGGGGGTTATTTTGGCCAGTACCTCGACATGGAGGGAAATGCTAAGAGTGAAGCCGACCTTATTAGAAGATATAGAGAAATTGCTCTCCACCCGGAGTGCGATATGGCAATCGAAGATGTGGTAAACGAAGCAATCGTTTCCAATGAATTGAAAGCGGCCGTACGATTGAATTTAGATAACATACCATTTGGTGATGATGTCAGAAGAAAAGTTGAAGATGAATTTAAAGAAATCTTGAACATGATGGCATTTAATACTAAAGGGCATGATATCTTTAGAAGATGGTATGTAGATGGTAGAATGTACTATCAAAAAATTATTGATAGAGACGCTACTTATAAAGGCATAACAGAATTAAGATATATTGACCCACGAAAGATTAAAAAAATTCGTGAAGTCAGAAAGAAAAGACCAGACGGACCTACTCCATATGGTCTATCAGTTGTTGATGAGTTTGAAGAGTATTTCCTTTTCAATGAAAAAGGAGTTACAAACTCTACATCTGGTGGAATTAAAATCGCTGTTGATACAGTAGCGTTTACACCATCAGGACTTATTGACCAAAACAAAAATCAAGTATTATCTTATTTGCATAAGGCAATTAAACCAGTCAATCAATTAAGAATGATTGAGGACGCAGTTGTAATTTACAGAATCGCAAGAGCGCCTGAAAGAAGAATATTTAAAATTGATGTTGGTAATTTGCCGAAGATAAAAGCTGAACAATATTTGCGTGATGTCATGGCAAGATATAGAAACAAACTTGTTTATGACGCAAGTACAGGAGAAATCCGAGACGATAGAAACTATATGTCTATGTTGGAAGACTTCTGGTTACCAAGTAGAGAAGGCGGAAGAGGTACAAGTATAGAAACTTTACCTGGTGGTCAAAATCTAGGAGAAATCGGAGATTTAGATTACTTTCAAAGAAAGCTTTACAGAGCATTAAATGTACCTGTTAGCAGACTTGAAGCAAGTCAAGGTTTCAATATGGGTCGAAGTGCGGAGATTAGTAGAGACGAAGTTAAATTTACTAAATTTGTACAAAGATTAAGAAACAAGTTTACTGAATTGTTTAACGATATTTTAAGAACTCAATTGGTTCTTAAAGCAGTTATAGCCGAGGAAGATTGGCATACAATTAGAGAACATTTACAATACGATTTCTTACAAGATGGTTACTTTGCAGAATTAAAACAATCTGAAATTTTAAGAGAGAGAATTCAGTTAGCAAATGAAATGCAAGGTTACATTGGTAAATTCTATTCAGTAGAATATTTAAGAAAGAATGTATTAAAACAAAATGAAAGAGAAATGGAAGATATTGACCGTCAGATTAAGAAAGAAGTTAAAGATGGTATAATTGATTCCCCTCAAGGTCAAATTCAAAATGATGATGAGGCATTATAGGAGAAAATATGAGTGAAGATGTAAAAAATTTCGTTGACGCATTAGCAACAGGTGATAACGCCGAGGCTGGTGAGGCATTTAAAACTGCTTTAAGAGATAAAGTAGGTGCTCAGTTAGACGATAGAAGAAAAGAATTAGCAAGTAATTTGTTTACCGGTGAAGCAGAAGCGCATAGTGAACCAAAACCACATGTTGCCGACCCTAGCGCCGAGACAGAAACTATGTTGAATACAGACGGACAACCAATTCAATTCGCAAATGCTCAAGGTGAGTTAGAAACTCCGGCAGCTCCAGAAGGTGAAGTAGTTGAACCTGCAACACCAGAGGTTGCTGAACCGGCACCTGAAGTTGCGGCTGAACCAGCACCCGAGGCGCCAGCTGATGTTGAAAGTAAGTAACATAGTAGAAAACAAAAAACCGATTCAATCGGACTTGTACAACGGCCTTTCGCCGAAGATGAAAGAAGCTGTTACAAAAGTTTTTGATAATGTTAATGATGTTGAAGTTACCGAGTTAGTTAATAAGTTTGACAATTCGGTTTCAACGGTTGCAAAAGAAATGAATATTAATCAAAGTGATTTGGTAGATTACTTTGAAAGAGAAACAAATAACCAATTAGGAGTATAAAAAATGGCAACATTTAAAATATTAGGTGATGTAGTAAATGACCCTAGCGCAAACAATATAGGTGGTGCAAAATTTGTGAGAATTGTTGCAACTGGTGGTACCGTAACAGGTACAGTTAATCTTGCAGACAACACAAAGATTGGCGAATTCTATTTACATGCAGCTGGTGATGAAATTATTATCGCTAAAGACGCAACAGATAAAATTACATCAGCTACTAGTCATGCACATGCAGTTTCAGTAGGTGGCTAATGACGATTTCGACTGTACTAGTTGTTGATGATGAAGTCAAAACTATCACTAGTGGTAAAGGCATTGGTGGTGAAGTACAGCAAAGTTTTGTAGATGTTTCTAGTTTGAAGAACGCTACAAGTGAACCGGTGGTTTCGATAGCTCGTGTTGAATGGGAGAGTCAAGGTACAGGAAATGTTACTTTGATGTTCAACGAGACGGAAGCATTGGTGTTAAATGGGAATGGTACATATGGTTTAAAACCAAATGAACCTAGATTAAAATTTGAAGGCACAGATATTGCCGACATTAAACTAAAATCTGATACTACTATTGACAAATATAGTATAGTATTAGAAACACAAAAAGAAACAGGATTTGGAGTATAATGGCAGATACAGTTACAACACAAACAATAGTTGATACCTCTGGTCTAAAGTATGTAGCAAAGTTTACAAACTTTTCAGATGGTACAGGTGAGTCTTTAGTAAAAAAGGTTGACGCTTCTGAACTTACCTTTATGACAGAAGACGGAAACAGAAGTATCGCTAAAATTTATTACTCAATTAACACGGCAAACAACAAGTCAGCAGTAGAGATTCTTTGGGCAGGCGCTACTAACTCTACAGCCGCTATTTTAAGTGGTAATGGTTTCATGGATTTAAGAACCGATGGTAATAGTTTCATTAATAACGCAACTACACCAGACGGAGATGTACTATTTTCAACGAAAAACTTTGCTGATGGAGACAACTATACTATTATTATTGAGTTTAGGTAACAAAACCGTATAAATAGTAGTAGAATTAAAGAGAGAAAAACTTATGAAACTAATATCGGAAGAAGTACAAAACGCAGAATATATTGTCGAAGAAAAAAACGGCAAGAAAGAACACAAAATTAAAGGTGTTTTTTTGCAATCTGAAATTAAAAACAGAAACGGAAGAGTTTATCCGGAAGCTATTCTTGCAAGAGAAGTGTACAGATATAATAAAGAATTTATCAATAAAAATCGTGCTTTTGGCGAGTTAGGACATCCTGACGGACCTACAGTAAATTTGGATAGAGTATCACATATGGTTACGAAACTATATCCAGACGGCAAGAATTTTATGGGTGAAGCAAAAATAATGGATACCCCTATGGGTCGAATCGTAAAAAGTTTGATAGATGAAGGCGCTCAATTAGGCGTTTCATCAAGAGGTATGGGTACATTAGAACAAAGAAATGGTGCTAACTATGTGAAAAATGATTTTTACTTAGCTACTGCCGCTGACATTGTTGCAGACCCAAGCGCTCCAGACGCTTTCGTAGAAGGAATTATGGAAGGTAAAGAGTGGGTTTGGGATAACGGTGTTTTAAAAGAACAAGATATTGACGCTTTGAAACAGGAAATGATAAGAGCTAGAAGAGGTGAATTGGCAGAAGCTAAGGCATCCGTGTTCAAATCCTTTCTTGAAAAACTGTAGTCTTATAAATATCTAATAACAGACGAAAAATAAATTTATTTTTAAAAGGGAGATTCTCAATGGCTGAAACAGAAAAAACTGTAGTAGAAGCAAACGCTGTGAACCCACAAGCTGATGCTCCGAAAAAGAATGCTGTTCCTAGCGAACCTACTCATTTATCAAATGAGGCAGAAGACCTTGGACCTGCTGTAGTTAAACCTACAGACAGCAATCCTGACGCTACAAAAAAATCTAGTAAAGTTTCGGATGCTGTTAATGCAAAAGCTACGGATGGAGATACTACTTCTAAATCTGATACAGATGGAAAAGTAACTAAAGTTGACCACCCAGGCCAAACATTAAAAGTTGAAGACGCAGACGCTGATGACAAAGAAATCTCCGAAGGCGAAATGCCAGACGGTCTTAAAAAGTACCTTGCGAAAAAGGACGGCAAAGACTCGAAGGCAGAAGAAGCTGATAAAGATTCTAAAACTTCTGATTCTGAAAAAATGAAAAAAGAAGTTAAAGAAGATGTTGACGCTTTACTTGCTGGAGAAGAAACTTTGTCGGAAGAATTTAAAGCTAAGGCTGCAACAATTTTTGAAGCTGCTATTACTTCTAAAGTAAAAGCAATTGCTGAAGAAATCGAAGCGGACCAAAAGTCTAAATTCGAAGAAGAACTAAACTCTATGAAAGCAACTCTTACTGAAAAAATCGATTCTTACTTAAACTATGTTGTAGAAGAATGGATGAAAGAAAATAAGATTGCTGTCGAGAGAGGTATCAAGGGCGAAATCGCTGAGGACTTTATTGGTGGTCTAAAAAAATTATTTGAAGACCATTACATAGATGTTCCAGATGAAAAATATGATGTACTTGAAGACCAAGCTACAAAAATTGATGAGTTAGAAAAGAAACTCAACGAACAAATTGAAAAGAATGTTGAATTAAACTCTAAAAGTGGTGAGTTACAAAAAGAGCAAATCAGAAATGAAGTTGCTTCAGATTTAGCTGACACACAAAAAGAGAAATTTAATAAACTTTCAGAAGAGATTGAATTCACTAACGCTGAAGACTTTAAGAAAAAAGTAGAAACTGTAAAAGAATCATACTTTGGTAAAAAGTCAACATCTGGTGAGCAAATTGATGATGTAGCGGCAACTGACGGTGAAGTTAATCCTGACCTGTCAAATGCAATGGCTGCTTACTCAGCCGCTATTAGTAAAACAAAAGATATCAAACTGGTATCATAATTATTAAAAGGGAGAAAGATAAAATGTTTTTATCAGAAACTTACGAAAAGAAATGGCAGCCAGTTTTAGAGCATCCTGATTTACCAAAAATCGAGGATTCTTATAAGCGTGCCGTTACTGCAACTATTCTTGAAAACCAAGAAAGAGCTGCAAAAGAAGATAATGCCTTTTTATCAGAAGCAGCACCTACGAACTCAACAGGTTCAGGTGTTTCTAATTGGGACCCAATTCTAATTTCATTAGTTAGAAGAGCTATGCCTAATTTGATTGCTTACGATATTGCAGGTGTTCAACCAATGACTGGTCCAACTGGTCTTATCTTCGCAATGAGAAGTAGATACACAAACCAATCAGGAACAGAAGCAATGTTTGACGAAGCGGATACAGATTTTTCTGGCCGTAACGCTGCTGGTTCTGCTGTTGATGGTTACTCTACAACTGCTCACTCTGGTGCTAATCCATCAGTATTAAACGACTCTTCACCAGGAACATACACTGCTGGTACTGCAATGTCAACAGCTGCGGCTGAGGCACTTGGAGACGCTAGTGGTAATGCTTTTGCTGAAATGGCATTCTCAATCGAGAAATCGACTGTAACTGCTAAGTCAAGAGCTCTTAAAGCGGAATACACAATGGAACTTGCTCAAGATTTAAAAGCAATCCATGGTTTAGACGCTGAGACTGAACTTGCTAACATCCTATCTTCTGAAATTCTTTCAGAAATCAATAGAGAAGTTGTAAGAACAATTTACATTAACGCAGAAAAAGGTGGTGCTCAAGGCAATGTAACTACTGCTGGTATCTTTGATTTAGATACTGACTCAAACGGTAGATGGTCTGTTGAGAGATTCAAAGGTTTAATGTTCCAAGTGGAAAGAGAAGCTAATGAAATCGCTCAAAGAACAAGAAGAGGAAGAGGTAATATGATTATCTGTTCAGCTGATGTTGCAAGTGCATTACAAATGGCTGGTGTGTTAGATTACGCTCCTGCTCTTAACAACAACCTAAATGTTGACGATACTGGTAATACTTTTGCTGGTGTTCTTAACGGTAAATACAAAGTATATATTGACCCTTACTCAGCTAACTCAGCTGCTAAGCAATATTTCGTTGTAGGTTACAAAGGTACAAGTCCATATGACGCTGGTATATTCTACTGCCCATATGTACCTCTACAAATGGTTAGAGCAGTTGGTCAGGATTCTTTCCAACCAAAAATCGGTTTCAAAACTAGATACGGCTTACAAGCAAATCCTTTTGCTGAAGCTGGAACTGGTGACGCTGCCGTTATTAATGGTTCAGGTTCTGCTAATGCTAACAGATACTACAGAAAAGTACAAGTTGCTAATCTTATGTAATCTGTTTAATACAGTAATACTTAAAAAGGGGGGCTTTATGTCCCCCTTTTTTTTGGCCTTCCGAATGCTCTAATATAATGGATAAATAGTTATATGACAACAACAAAATCCTTTAATAGACAACCAACGGTAATTGATTATGCAAGTCCAACTCAATTTAAGTTTAATATCTTAAAGTTACCAAAGGTTGAATATTTTTGTACAGCAGTTAATGTACCTGGTATTAATCTAGGAACTGCCAATATGGCAACTCCTTTAAAGAATATACCTATGCCTGGAGATACATTAACATATCAACCTCTATCAATGACATTCCTCAATGATGAATACCTAGAGAACTTTCAAGAAATTCATGGTTGGATGGCCGGTCTAGGTTTTCCAGAAGATAGAAAACAATATAGAGATTTACTTGGTGCTGGCCAAGATAGATTTCCAACCTCAT